CCAACGCCCGTGGGAGCGTTGATAGAGACGACGGTACTGGCAAAGGCTGGGGCGGAAACCGCGGCGAACGGGGTGTCGTTGCCGACAGCAAGGGGTGACACTGCGACGAAAGCGAACCCTGTGGAACCGAACTGGGAGAAGCCACGAACCTTGGTACTAAAGCGGTAAGAGGGAGTGATGGCTAGGTCGGGAATGCAAGGTGGTTCAGAGAACACCGCAAAGGGATCGGTTAGAGCTCGGAGGTACAGGTCGGCGCACTTGGATAGTAATGGTCGTAACATCTGAGGCGCATACGCTGCTCCGGTGTTCCTCCTGTTTCGGAGGGCTTTATTTTGTTTTGGTTTTGGAAGGGCCTGGCCGGCGTTTCCGTTCTGTCGGTTTTGCGGGCGAGGTCTTGCGCGACGTTTTCGTTGCGCGTTGTTTGAGGCGTTGATGATCATTGGGTTGGACGTTCTTTTGTCGCTGGGCCGTTTTCGCCGGCCCAGAGCTAGCAGCTGGAGCTGTTCGTTGCGGAGGCGTCGTTGAACGTTTGCTGTCGGCAGGAGAGGAAACGAGAGCATCTTTATAGCTCTTGAACTTTGTGCCGGGAGTCACGTCACCGTCGACGACGATAGGAACTTCCATTGCCGGGGCAGCGACAATGTCTTTCAGCAGAGGGGGACAGAGCACTGCCTGTTCGAGCTCGGCATCGGTCATTTCCTCGCGACGGGCCCATAGTTCACGAATCCACGCCAGTAGTGTGTCCAGGGCGCTGGCACCAATGGTGTCACGCCACTCATCCATCATCCATTCAATACCAGTGTCACAATTTTGTCGGTATTGATTGGTGGTTCCAAACCACGCCGCCCAACTGGTGAGCGTGTGCAACGGGGACTCGGGGGGGGGAACCATGAGATGTTTCTTGCGACGGGCGACGTAATCTACGAGGGTAACGTACTCTAAAATGCCGGGCGTGTCGCGGTCGGTGAACCCGAAACTCATGGTTTTCTGGACAAGCTTGTCAAAGGGCGTGACATTGCTCGGAAGATTCGGTGTAGCATGGAATTTGGATAACTGCCTAGGTAGATCAAGCATATTATCTCTAGCTCCATGCCACACATCGGGGGAATATTTCCTAGCAAGGAACGTGATTCCAGTCTCACCTCGTCTGACGGCGTCATACTTGATGGATGCTCCGACCATGCGGGCGGCACGCATCAAGCAGTCCTTATCGACCCCAGAACTCAGCCCATCATCCCCGCCGTATATCCCGAGGGTTTTCCAGGCGGCCAGTGGGGTGTGTTGCACTCCATCGGATCGGGCGAGCCTTTTCTCCAAATAGGCAACGAAGGCGTTGTCAATGGAGTTGGCTGCGGCGGTTTCAGGCGAGCCGGAGAGACGAGAGTAGAGCGTTTGGTACACAGTGCCCTGGGCAGCAAATCCCTTACAGTTGTACTGCTTATCATGCAGTTCTATAAGGTCCTCGTGGTAGGAGGTGTGGAAAGCGCGCATGAGGACTGTTTTCTCAACGTGGCGAAGGACATTGGATACCCTGCCGTCGAAGCGGCTGAAGTCTGTCAAGGCGATTTCATCAGACCGTTGACATATTTCTGCGACACGCGTGGCGATATCATCAGGGTTTCTTCCAAAAGCGTACCAATCTTGTTGGTACAGCACACCTTCAGTTAACGCATAAACGTACTGTGAGTAAGTTATTTTGGTTAACGTAGGTATGGTAGAAATGTTACGGGCGGGTTTTGGTTCAGGGTAAGCCTCCGCTTTGATAAACGTGGTCGTAATAGGTTTGGCTGAAATGTCAAATTCAGCGGCTGTGATTAGACGACGCTGCGTGGGGCGGTTTTGTCTCTCCCAAACCTCATCGTAAGGGGTTGGGTGTAGGACATGGGCTACGGGAATCAAATGTTCCGCAAACTCTCCGATGACCTGCACGAGGAAAGGTGTCAAAGGCAGTTCTGGCACTGCTATCTTAGTGACTCTCTCCGACAGACCATAGCTTTCGTCCGCTTTCGTGCGGGCAGTTGTGTAGCATTCATGCACGAAGGGTTGCATAAAGGGAGTCAGAGTCTTTTTCTCAGTGTGGTCAGTATTAGTGTCGACCGTGTATTGTCTAACTGATTCGTTAGTCGGTACAACGTTCCGAGGAGGGAACGCGGTGGTTACGGTGGGCTTGGCGGCTAGTTTAGCGCTACGCACATATTTTACGGCTGCGATAACATCAGCTGGATTTGAGCTCGCCAGATGTTGTTTAGCTTGTGCGGCGGTAATTGGTAGGCTGCTGAGCTGTGCGACAGTGTGCAAATTGTCAAGTTCATTAGCCAATGCAGAGGTAGCGTTATATGAGCCGGGGTCTGCAATGGATATAGCAAGACCGTCATCACCTTGAACACGTAGTATGTTCATGCCGGTGGCAGCATCATAAACAACATAGCGACCCAGAGCTTGTCCTTCGTAAAACAAGTGGAACAGTAATAAGTTGAGCAATCCGCTCCACTCAGCGACGGGGACAAGATAGACGAGCTCACGGTCGTTAGAAATACGTTTACGTACAACGTTGTAGGAGCGTGCGCGGAAGCCGGCGTTGTAGCTGGCTGTCCATGTGTATATGTTGTCCTCTTGATAATTCCATATTTTCTGGACAAACTTAGCTCCTCCTTGAATACTGTTATGGCAGTTGTTGTTTCTGTCAAATGTGAACGAGTACTCAAGGTCGTTGCGTGCAACGGTTTTAGGCTGTAGGGTGTAGATAGCTACAGGGTTAAACGGGTTGTTGTTTAAGAAGGCATGCATGTCTAAGTATTGATCAACATCCACCAGGACCGGCATGTGGTCTTGGGTCACGTCTACGAGGCGAGGGTGGACAGCAGCGTCCTTGGTCCAATAGTGGACCCGAAGACCGTCACAATTTCTCTTAGCATTTGCATTAGAGTATTGGTAATGGTAGGTCTTGAGGCCGAGCTCTTGTGCGACCACCTCGGTGCTGTGTAGGGCAGCGTTACGGTGTGCGCCCTCTTTTGGATGGGCATTTACTTTAGACAGTCTTTGTGGCATGGGGGAGAGTTTGTCGATGATAGAACGGACACTCGCTGGGTTGGTAGGCGGGGTCTCAGCAAGGTGTGAGACATAGAGGCGTATGCGCACTGCGAGATAATTGTGGTACCAGTAGGTTACGGTGGACCTCAAGCAATGCGATAAGCACAGGAAGAAAATAGCCAGGACGACCCAGTCGAGGTATTCATACCAGATCTCAGCGTAAGACGGAACAGGTTGGACCTCATAATAGTCATTAATGACACGGCACAGAGGGTCCTGGGGGTCAATCGTCCACCGGGTGTAAGTGGGCGGCGGACAACGGCTGAGGGTAAGTGGTAGTTTGTACACGACATCGACGAATTGTAACACTTCATTTTTAAAATAAAGCATCGCCTCGCGTATGGGGCCGGTGTAGTGGTGTAATACACCACACGCGGCGGAGATCGAGGCGGTAATGAAATCATTAAGATTTCTTTCCAGAACGTCACGGAACATTAGACAGTAAACCGTGAGGCTGTGGACTCCAGACAGTATGAATGTCTGGGCATCAGGGGGGATAGTGTTGTAGTTTGCTGCGAGCGTGATGCTCATTAATATGACAATAGATGCAACAGTAATTGTTGCTCTCAGTATTGTTCCCATGTGTTCCCTGGAAGCTGTTTTATCGGATCTATT